TGACCTTATTGGTAAAGTCGAGAGAAATTCCCTCACCAAGCTCAATGCTTCCTGTTTCAGCAACAGCTTCTGTAACTTCGCCTGCAGACGGCTTAATATCGACCAAGCCAGACGAAGCAGTTTCCAGAGCAATAATGCGGTCAATTAAATCATTTGCTCCGCCTTCTGCGCCAACTACGGCTTCCAGAATTGAAAGACGCGAAACAAGGTCAGTAACCGTTGCATAATCTAATGAGGCAGAAGTAATGTCAAATGAAAGTTCGGCACTATCAACAGAAGCAGTAGTAGCGGCATTCTCGGCCATAATGGAAATTGTTCCAAGTGCGGCTGTCCCGGTAAATGTAAGAGTACATTGACTGGAAGAGTTTTTCGCAACACTTGCAAATGTCAAACCAGTCAGACCGACATCAACTGTCCAGTTAGATGCTGTCCCGGCCGCTGTTTCAAATGTGCCGCCAGTAAGAGTAACAACAATTGTGCCGCCGTTTGCGCCTTCCACTATCTTACTCTCTGTTTCCAGATACGGCAGAAGGGTAACATTGCTAATGTAAGTTCCAGAATACTCTTCGCCCATTGCTGGATTAGGACTGCCTTGTCCCGCACCTATAAAACGGCTGTTCACGAGGGTTGGATTCGCGAGAATATATTCAATAATCTCAGAAGCTAAAACGCCCATCTGTTTTGCGATAAGCTGGACGTGCAGTTCGCTCTGACCATAAACCATCTTGGCTCTGGTCAATCCGTCATAAAGTTGTTTGTTTGTAATCATCTTTATTCTCCTGTATTGGTATATGGAACAAACAATACAAACATACGCTTTTATGTCAATGACAATAGTTGCTAAGGTTTATACTCATAACGATTCGGAACAAATGTTTTGCCCTCAAGATGGCAAATCTTGCGACACTTTTTGGTATAAGCCATTTGCCAGCGCAATAATTCATCCCTGCGCAACTCACGATATTTCTGAGTTGTATATCAGTTATATGTTTCGTCTTTCCAAATTACAAGCTACATTATCTTGTTATAACGCTTGAGTGTCTTTGACTTCTTTGCTTTTGGCTCTCTTAATCTTTTTGCTCTTCTGGGATTGTTCATTCTTTTCTCCTTCTCCAGAGCTTCCTCGTAGCTGATACTCTCTACATCTTTTGTAATATTGCCATTGTTTTTCATTGGGTGCTCCTTTAGTATACTTGTCCGTCAGAAATATTACACGCTACAAATCTATTGTGGTTTGGTCAAGTTCGGTCTCAATCCGTCTGGCGGCGATCTCGCAATACTTCTCTTCTTTCTCTATCAGGATATACTTGCGATTAAGCCGGATGCAAGCAATGGCGGTTGTGCCAGAGCCAGCGAACGGGTCAAGGATTATGTCTTTAGGCGCTGATGATTTCTTTATCAAATACCCGTTTATTGACACGGGCTTTTGTGTGGGGTGAAATAGATCATTTTCCCTGTCAAAATACAAAACGTTTGTGTCTCTTTTTCCGATTAAGTCCCGTTTGCCCTTATGACCAAATACGATAAACTCAGTCTTATTCCCATAGTCACCAAACAAATCTCCTGAAGTATGATTGTTTTTTACCCAAACCAAGGCACGTTTTGGATTATACCCAGACAACTCCAGCGACTTCCTAAACTCAGATATTGCATAGTCATTACAAAACAAGTAAATGTGCGTGTCTTGTTTTTGAGCTTCGTAGCATAACTTCATAAATGGATTGAGCCAATCAAGATTATTATCGTTGTCTATTTTGTCAAACCGTGGCGTGGCAGTCCGCCAGGCGGACTGATATTGCATTCCATACGGCGGATCAGTCAGCACCAAGTCCACGCTCTTGTTTGCCAGCGTTGGTAAAATGTCAAGGCAATCGCCGTGATACAGCGTTCCGAAATCGGTCTGGTGATATGGTTTCATATCCTTCTCCCGTCCATGAAAATATTCGTCTTGTCAAGTTCACTTTCGATGCGCCTGGCTGCTATCATAAATCAATCTCCAGCCACCCAAGCCACCTAGGCCACCCAGGAAGCCACATTTTAAGTTTAAGGTTGCTGTGGTGGAGAATGTGGCATTGTTTGCAATACAATATGCCATTGTCTATATCCCATATTCTTTCATCATATAGTGCTTGTTCAAGCGTGTTTATGTTATATTGTGTCAGCAAATTGGCAAGCGATATTATGTGATGTGCATGCGGTCTTTTTTTGTTGGTAATTTTAGCTCCACACTCGGCACACCTAAACAAATACTTTTCATAAACTTTTTTTCTCCATTCGTAATATCTCGATGTGCTTCTTATCGCTGCAAGCAATGTTTTGTTGCCTCTCCTTTGCCCAATGCCTTTGCATGGGACGCTACAATAAGTTCTATTTGACAGTGATTTTGAAACGATAAATGGTTTTTTGCATATTGGGCATACTTTTTCTATCCTGTTGTCTGCATAATAACACTCTTTGCAACAATATTTTGCCCCGCCACGTTGCACTTCTGCATATAATCCAGTAAACTTTTTGCCACAATGTGCGCATTCTCTTGTAGTTCTTTTGTTTCTTAAAATAGAGCTACACTCTTTACTACAACAAATCCTTTCTTGTTTATTTATTCTTGATGGTCTGCACTGAAATTCTTTGCCGCAAACAGCACAAAAGGTTTTTGATATATTTGCTTTTCTGCTTTGCAAATAGCATTCTCTACATTGTATTGTGTTTAAGTATCGCAATTTCTTTCCGCATGTTTTACAATAATTTATCATATTTACCTCTTAGTGCAATACAAAATGATTAGCTATATCTGTCAAGCATTTGATACAAGACGCCGTGTTCAGTTTCGTGGTATATCATTTAATCCTCCAGTTGTTGTTCATTCTTTTCTCCTTTTTATATAAGTATGCTAGGGCGATGCTACGCATCCCATCCCACAGACCCAAACAATGAATGTATGCCCTCGCAAGTATTGTGTTATTCTGTATGTATTGGTATTAGCTTGCCTGAGCCTGACTGCACAAATTCATATTGAGCCACGATTGAGTCAAGCCAGTCTATGTCTATATACTCGAAATTGTATATCCTGTTTGTTGGCATATTGCCTGATTGATATATAAGGTCGAATACAGTTTTCTGCTTTTTGTTAAGTGATGAGATAAGTTGGAATGTGGTTGTCATTTTTGGTAATCGCTCAATTTGTCATGCATTGATGTGAGAATATATTATTTGTGTTATTTCTGTATAGTTTTCTTTGACCCATATCTCGTCATTTCTTGTTAGCCTTATGCAGGTAGAGTAGTATCCTGGCGTGGATGGACTTTCCTGATAAGAAGTAATACAATCAACTCTAATGGCAATCTTGTGTTCGTTAGGCAATGTTAGTTCAATAAATGGATACATTCTTTTTCCTTTCGTGGTTACTTAAAAATTGGTGCTCCAGAATGGATTTGAACCATTGACCAGATGTGTATAAGACACCCACTCTAACCGCTGAGTTACTGGAGCAGTAAAAAAATAGAAGTGCAGATAGAGATTCTTTCGGAGATAGATTTTCTATAATCTCTCAATTTACCAACCACGTGACCTGATTGCATATCTCCAGAGACACTACGCCGTGCTGTCATAAGCAGGTAAAATATCTGCACTTTATAAAATAAATAACAGGCGATTTGCTCTACCTTTGTTGAGCTACCTGCAATTTGAAGAAGAGTTTTTTTATCACTTCTCGCAGGGCGGGATTCGAACCCGCAACCGAATCGCCTGTCTAAAACTTCAATGCAGGGGAGCGAAGAAAAAGGAGTTAACTCCGTCCCCTGCTGTCGGATGGCAAGACACACTTTTGCGCACTCGTTCACTTTGTCAAGCCAATAATTGGAGTTGGAATTGTATCGGATAAAATGAGGGTTTTTTTTAGCGAGAACCCATAACTCGCTACCCGACCACAGGTAATAGAAGATAATAAACTGGAGCAGGAAGTCAGGATTGAACTGACAACCAGCACGTTACAAATGTGCCGTTCTACCATTGAACTATTCCTGCTTGGATATAATATGATTCTCAAGACAATAAATAGCAATCAAGAAAGCTTCCGCTCTATCGTGCTTGCTTACGGTTTTGTCAAATCTGGTGTAACGAAAAACTTCTGCGTCTGTCGGAGATAGATAACAAGCTTTTTCAACCGATAAATCTTTCTTTTGTTGATAAGTTGACTTGCTTGAGTTAATGGCAAAATGACCTTTCCAGACGGGAGGTGAAACACGCAAAAGCTTGAAACCCATTGTGGTAATAATTCCAAAAATTGTGCCGACACCCTTGCCATATTCAAAGGCGGCATAGACGGTTTTCACTCCGGTGTTTCCGTGCGGATGAGGATTCTCCGACATTACGAATGAATTCTTGGGGTCAAACTGCTTCATAAACGACACTATCCCGCAAATATCTATATCATTTCCCAATTTCTCAATATCGTAATAGCCAAGACATTCTCTGGTTGTAGCGTCCAGCGCCCAAATACAGCCAGACTTGCCGGGGTCAATGCCAATAATTGCGAAACTCATTTATCAACCCTTATATGAGCGAATTGATTGGTCAATTAAAAACGCAATCACTTCTGTCATGGATGTGCCGCGTGCATTTATTAAAAATTCAAGATGTTTCCTGTGCCGAGGCAAAAGATATATTGATGTATGTATCTTCTTTGGCTTTTTTATTGCGTGCCTAAAGGACGAATAGCTGTCATTTTCTTTCATTCTTGACTCCTTATGCGTCGCTTAAAAACAAACATGATTTTTGTCAAGCACTTTTTTAGTGCTATCAAGCAGAGAGCGACAGAAAGTCAAGCGGTTTAGTGAGTTATAGACATCGGCAAGAGCTAAGAGCGATTAAGTTTTCTTGATTCGTAAACAGCTTCTTTGACGCAAGTTTTACACCAAGAGTTTATGTGTCCTTTGCGAACATAGAAATTATCTTTTAGTCTCTTGAGTTTTTTGCATCTGACACAGCGTTTATGCCATTCACCATTTACAACAATACAGCCTGCGTGAATGCGTCTGTGTATTTTTTCGGGAAGAAGGGCAAGGTTCTCTATTCGGTTATCCTGTCGGTTGTGGTTGATATGATGTATCTCATAACCTTTTGGAATCTTGCCCTTGTGTTGTTCCCAAACCTCACGATGCTCATACTTGCCTGATTCGGCAAGAATATAGCCATTATCGGTGAGGGTTCTTTTCATTATTACTCCGCTTTTTTATTATTTATATCAAGCAATGCGGAAAGTAGAAATGCAATTCCCAAAGCAGGTATTGCCAGTATCAGACACGGAATCCACATCAAAAGCAGGATTACGGCGCAGATAATTCTAAGTATTTTCATTTTGAGTCTCCTTAAAAACTCCTTCGTTTGCATCCTCGCTTGAGAATTGATTTGGCTCAGGAAGCCTTGCTCCGCAGTGAGGACAGATAAGATATGGCATTTCTAACTCTTCTTCTTTCGTGATTTCATCTAAGCCATAATCAAGGTCAACATCGTCTTGGCTTAATTCTGCCTGACACTTTGGACAGATAATTAGGTCTTCGCCTGTTAGTTCATCGTGGGTTCTTTCGGGGATTACCGTCAGATTGCAGTGGGGGCAATAACATTTCACCATGTTTTTGTTTCTCCTTTATAATTGTCTTGTAGTAATTCTTGTGGCTTTTTTAATCAGGGTCGGGATACTGTAACTTGGTATTGAGATTTTGGCAATTGAACTCATCTTGCCTTTAGCGTCAATCTCAAAGAATTCGCCCTCATATTTATATTTGCCTGATTCGTGGTCATAGTTTACCTCGTTAATTTTTATTGCGATTTGGGTTTTGCTTTCAATAATTTTTATGTATCTCTGCGGAATGGTGCAAGCTTTGTTGTTTTGAATAACATCAAAGGGCAATCCTCTCAGCAGGTGAATATCAAACACAAGCTCAAGAATGCTTTCATCGCATATAAGGCATATCAGGCGTGTTATTGCTTCATCATATATGTCGTGGATTCTTCTCAGGTTTTCGGGGTCTTGGTGGATGTTGTTTAGCAAGTTAACCTCCTTTGGTTATCCTCTGTTTTGGTTGTTAGGACAGGTAAAGCACTCCTTAAAGAGTTCGGGATTTTGTCCATATTCATTATTCATTCGTTGAAGAGTTGTGGCATCAGTTAAGTTAATAAATGATTCCCACGTTATATCAAAAAAGGAACAATGCCAAACAGCTATTCCCTCATTTGTGTCGGGTGATTTTGTTTGTTCCAGATAATCACAATCAGGCATTCGGGGCATCTTCATTCTCCTTTCCGATAAGTGCACTTAAAGCATCTATTACTTTTTTTACTTGCTTGCCGATTTCTTTATTTTGTTTTATCAAGGCATCAAGCTCTTTCTCGGCGGTTATATAAGATTCCTGATAAAGATTATACCAGGTTCCGCACATTCCGCATCTTCGTGCGCCAGGGATTTCTATTCTTTGACCGCCCTGTGTTTTATACATATTGGATGGAAGGGTATCCATTGAGCCACATTTGGGATTTCGGCAACGCTTTACTTTTTCTGTTGTCGCCTGATATTCTGCTTCGTATTGTTCTGCTGTCTTGCTCATTCGTTACTCCTTTGATTTGAGATATTTAAGATATTCTTCCTTGCGGTAATAATCATCGCACAGATATGGCTCATCAACCTTCAGATGTTTTCGCAATGAGTTTTTCTTATGGGATTCGTCATAGTTTTCATTAAGCCAATCTTCAATTTCTTTGTCAAGTATATCGTGCTTGCTGAGGAGACTTTCCTCGCCCCTATTCCCGCCAAACGGAGTATTGATTATTTTCATCGCCCTGTCAATGTCTGCTTGTGTGATATTGCTCATTTATCCTCCTGCGCATTCAGTGTATGCCGTCTATACCATCTATCAAGCAGCACATTCAGTGTATACTCGTAGGTTCTGTTACCCTGCGGCATATCAAATGAAGCACCGCATCCACACCATATGGCAACACGGTCAGGTGGTATTCTATCGTGCCTAAGC